AACCCACACTTTCCTGCTCTGGCGTGGATGTTACTAAGAATGGGATGCACTATGACTGGATTATCTGTGACGATTTGCATTCTGAAACCAATGTTACTAATAAGGATCAGATTAATAAGGTTATTGATCACTGGAAATTAGCCTATTCCCTGCTCGATCCGGGTAGGCCTATGATAATTATTGGGACAAGATGGGATTATAACGACCTCTACCAGCATATTCTGGACAATGAGAGAGAGTCATTTAACATTCTTATCCGAAGAGCTATCAACCATGATGGTTCACTCTTTTTCCCTCAGAGATTAACTCAATCTTTCCTAGACGATGTTCGGAGAAAGCAGGGATCGCGTATTTTTTCTGCTCAATATTTAAATGAACCCGTTGATGATGAGACTGCTACATTTAAACGAGCTAATATAGTTCATAAGAAGTGGGAAGATGTTGATGGGCGACCAATTAATTGGATATTATCGGTTGACCCTAGCTTTGAGGGGGAGTATTCAGACTATGCTGCTCTAGTTGTAGCTGGTATGGATTACCAAAGAGACTTATATGTTCGACACGTTACCCGAAAGAAACTTACTTATAAGGGAATCATTGATGAAATATTTAGACTCTATTCAGAGTTTCACCCAAGAACAGTAGTACTAGAAACACTGGGTACACAGAAGTCAATAATGTATGAAATGAATAACGAAATGAAACGTAGGGGTACTTGGTTGCCGCTTCAGGAGATTAAACAGCGAATTAAATCTAAAGAGGAACGTATTCGTGGGCTAGCACCATTCTATGAGTTTGGTCACATCTATCACATTAAAGAATGCCACCAATTAGATGACCTTGAGTATGAGCTAATTCATTTCCCTAGAGGTAAACATGATGACGTAATTGATGCACTAGCCACCGTCCTTGAATTTGTTTCCCCAGCCAGTCCCAAACAGTCTCAAATTAAAGAACGTGACGAGCGTAGACGCGCCGCCTATAAACCCCGTAGCCCTATAACTGGAGTGTAATGACCCTTTTGCTTTATTGCTCAATATGATTGAGTTATACATATGGCAAAAGAATTTAGCCCCAGTACTGGTGCAAATAATATAAAGAAAACCCCCTCTCTCTCTGATGCCGGTGGAACTAAGTGGGTAGAGCCATCTACTACTGGCGTTGATCCTAATTATCCTGTCAAGACTCAGCAAATAAGTTATGCCCCAAATAAAAAAGAACGTGAAGTTCGTAGGCAGGTTTATATTCGCTATTACGAAATGCGTGACAATGATTGGCGAACCGATGCTGAACGTGAATGGGAAATGGCCGACAAGGAGTATCAGTTGTGGCGTTCCGATACAGCTACATTTACCTCAACTACTCAACAAGAAGGCTCTAGTTATACTTATACAACAGCTACTACAATGATCCCCGATCCAGATGATACCCGATCTCGACTAAAATTGCCTGATGCTTTTGCGGCCATACAGTCACATATGCAGGAAACGATTGGCAGAAAGTCTCGTCCAGTTTTAACGGGAACAGAATCAAGCGATGAACCGATTCAAGAGTTCACTAACTCGATAATGAACTACAACATGAATAACACCGACTTTGATTATCAGTGGTACTTAGGCGGCGTAGCTGCCGCTATTCGTGGAACATCCTTTTACTACGACTACTACCGCTTTGAACAGCGCTGGGTACAAGACCCCGATGATGTAGACGAAGAGGGTAATATTATTTATAAGAAACGCCAGATTACCGACTTTGATGATGACTACATGGAATGGATTCCTAATGAATTTATCTATATAGACGAACGGGCAAATCACGTTGGGAAGGCCGTTGATATGGTTAGGCGGGAAATCCTAAACATTCGAGAGTTCCAGAGAATTTACTCACAGAAGAAAGACTTTATTAATGTTGGATACGTTCGTAGGGGCGGCGAAACAACTACTCGAAGTTTCTTTAAACTACCAAAAGATATTGTTGGTAATGATGTAGAGATTTTGCACTATTATAATCGCGCCCTAGATACCTACTGGGTAGTCGCCAATAATATTACAATCCACTTTGGGCCACTTACGACCAAACACAAAGAACTGCCTATTGGAGTTAGATACTACTACCGAGTACCAGGCCGTTTCTGGGGTATGGGTATTCCTAAGATACTTCACATGCTTACTGAAGAGCGCACATCTATTCGTAATCTAAATATGGATAGACAGAATCTTCAGATTAACAAGATGTTCTTGCATAACAACATGTTTGATATTGATGAAGAGGACTTAGTTTCACGCCCTCACGGTCTTATATCGGTAGATACCAACGGTCTACCACTTAATCAGGCTATTATGCCAATTGAGTACGGCGATGTTCCTGCTAGCTACTTTAAAACCGATGAAATTATGATAGAAGATATTTCAAGGGCTATTGGAATCGACCTAACTAAAGAGGAAGAGCCTTCAGCTACAGCAACAGCCGCAGCACTAAAGCAAGAGAATTATCTAAAACGTATTGTAATGATCGCTACGCTTGACGAAATGGATACTATTATCCGAATCGGCAGACTTAAATGGTCTAATATACAGTTCTTTTACCCATTTGGTCGGATGGATACTATCTATGAAGATAATCACGAGAGACAAGAACAGGTTTATAAAAAGATATCGATTGAGGGTAAGAAGTTCGAGATCAAGAATGAGAATGGCGCTAAAGTTCTAAGGGCAGAAGATATTACTGGAGCTAGCCAGTTGCAGCTTACTCCTAAAATGGCCAAGTATCTTGAGGGTAACTTTGATGTTTCGATTGACTCAACTCAATTCACACCAACTTCACGTACCGTTCAGCAAACTAAAGTTACGGAAATGTTTTCACTACTACTTTCTAATCCAGCCACAATGGGGCTTATGGATTTGGGTAAGGCTATTGCACGAGTACTTTCAATTAATGACGAGAAGCCTAAAGACTGGCTAGGTGGATTTAATCAAGACCCTGGTACGGCCATGCTTATGGCTGAACAAGAAAATCGTGTCATGGCCGCTGGTCAACCACTTAGCCCGACCCCGGGCGCAACCGAAGAACACACACTAGTTCATATTATGTTTACGCAGAGCGTTGAATACCAGCAAATTTCTCAAACTCACCCAGAGATTGTTCAGATATTTGCGACTCATATAATGGGTGAACATGAGGCTAACCCAGCTACGAATAGTGCCGCACAAGTAATGAGTGCTAATGGACTTGGTGGTCTAGGCACAGGAACTCCCGGCAACGCACCAGGCAATCCAGCCATGCAGCACCCTAACGCCGCACCTCCTCCTGGTGCATCACAGGCTAAACCAGTAGCGCCCGGCGCAATAGGGCAACTTCCTAACCTACCAGGTCTAGGTTTAACAGCTAATGTCCAAAACCAACCACAGGTTCAACCAGCAGGCATATCTCCAGCCAACTTAAGTAAGCCAACAAGGACGGGTGTCTAATGATGATTGCAAATAATATGACAGGGGCTATACAGTAATGGCAGCACAACTCTTACTTCCCAAAGACAGGGCTGCGCTTGCATACATCTATGAACTAGATGAATTTAAAAGTTTTAAGAAGCTTTGCTTAACTAAACGAGCCAAGATAGCTGATCAGATTATAGGTTGCGACATGAGTCAGCCCGGATCAAGTGAACGCATATCAATGCTACAGGGACAAGCAATTGCCCTAGAGTTTATTCTGTTAGAGATAAAAAACTATCATAAACAGGAGATGCAGAAAGCTAAATAAGTTTTGATATCTGGAGATGCCCACCCTCTCCAGATACCAGCACTTATGTTGGACTAGACAAAATCTAGGTAATTGGAAAAAATCCAAGGAGTTAATATGGCAGACCTAACCGATGAGGAAAAGGCGAAATTAGTACTAGTTGATGTAGAAAGCGATGAACTCGCGGACGAAACCACAAAGGAAGAAGAAACCTTTAACGAAGAGGCACAAGAAAACCAAGAGGAATCAGAAGAAGCTGAATCAGAAACAGAGGATGAATCGCAAGAGGAATCTGAAGCAGAAGAAGCACAACCTGAGGCCCACACCTTTACAAAACAATTCTCTAATTTAAAGGGAGACAACTGGGAATCATATGGCCCAGAACTTGAGAAGGCTTACCAAAATAGTTTTACTGAAGCGATTAGACTCAAAAAAGCATTAGATGATTCTAATAGACTTGTTGAAGAAGCTCGCCAATTAATAGCTAGTAATGGACAAGCTCAACCTGAGAACTCTGAAGTTGCACAAGCAGCTCCCGTTAATCCAGACATTGCATATGTCAAAAGGATTCGCGATCGAGATATGATTAACGCATTTGAAGAGTTTAAAAAGGAATTCCCTCAAGCTACTGAAGAGTCAGAATTTGATAGGTTTCAAAGAGCAAGTAATGGTGTTTACCAGACCTTGACTGAAACTAACAACGGCGTTGAACCAACTTTTCCAGAACTGTATCAGGGAATAGCTAAAATCCTAGGATGGCAGCCAGCCTCAGTTACGGCTAAGAAAAATGCGGCTATTAAAAACAGCGCAGTTTCATCTTCGACAAATAGCGCAACAGTGCCTACGGCTAAACAGCCTAAAGTATCTGATGCCGAGGTTAATGTCTATCAGAGAATGTTCCCCAATAAAGATAGAGCCACGATTGTAAAGGAATTAGCTGAAGTAAAAACTCAGTAATAATTTTTTAAACGATTAAGGAGAACGATCATGTCACAAACAGTGACCGGTGTACAAGCACCACAAGCTATTGGTCGTATCGATGGTCATACTAACTACGCATCTGCCGATTTTGTTGTAGCTAACGGTATAACTATTAATGCAGGAGATTTTGTCTACTTCACTAGTGGTACTGTTACTAACGCATCTGTATCTGGTGCTAGATTGGTTGGAATGGCTGAAGGTAAAGCGGTAGGAAATGCTACTGGAACAGTAACAGTTACC